CAATGCCTTACACCCACTATACACTACAAACAACCCACTGTCACCACTATGAGCCAACTATACTACCATAATTGACTATTATATAATAGTATTGCATAGTTTTATAATGGTATTGTAGCTTGACAAGGATATATAAATGGGTTGTAATCAAGGTCTGATTATGGTCGGGGAGTGGTCTCTAAAGTACATACCCACCTCCCCCACCCAAACCATAAAAGAAAGAAAATAACACAATAACTTTGTAATTATGTCAATAGGGCAAACAAGAACACAAGAAAACACGATTGTCAACTTGACAACAAGAGATATGTGTGTCCTTGACAGATGTTTATTTTTATGTTGTAGTATAGAGGGGAGGGGTATGGGGGGATATGTGTGTGGATGTATGGATAAATACCCCACGAGGGCGATACATGTATTAGCGATTTACAGGGTGTTTCCCTGAGTAAAACGAAGGGATTGAGTGTAACTAAATTTACAGATTGAGTGAGCTCAATTTACAGATTGAGTATAACGAAATCACCCTAACTTAATCATATATTAAAAAATTAACTGGGTTGTACTCAAATAGCCCTCTGAGATACCCCTGAGAGGCCACAGGATGCCCGTAGCGGGCCGTAAACCCCAAACAGGTAGGTAAGGTCCACCCCACTTTTATTGCCCCAAGAATAACCTTGTTTATCAACGAACTGCTCAAACCCGACGAGATTGGTATTTGGAGGTACGACAAATCTGTTTCCTTGAGTGAAACGAAGTGTTTCCTTGAGTAAAACGAGGTGTTTCCCTGAGTGGAACGAGGGGTTGACAAATTAAACAAGGTATGTTATAATAGGAGAATATTATAATTAATAGAAAAGACATGGCAGAACCTACAAGGAAGAAGGTTGCTAAGGGAACTCCAATCATAATCCCTGGGGCAGAGTTCATGACTAAGGAAGAGTTAGCTAAGGCTAAGGATAACGAATCCCAACGAAGGTTGATGGCTAGACGTAGAGGTAAGGAGCCTGAAGCTAAGTATACTAAGCAAGAGTTACGTAAGTTGGATACTAATGAGATGGTAGAGTTATCTATGGATGCCCGCAACATAGCATTGCAGACTCTAGAGAAGAAACTCTTGGACGTATACAATGACCCCGAACAGTTATCTAAAGTTAACCTAGCAACCTTAGCTACAGTGTTTGGTATCATGTTTGATAAGGGTCAGTTGATGGATGGACTATCAACACAGAACATAGCTATACAAGCAAAGGTCGACATTAACATGTCTTCTGATAAAGCCTTAGAAGTATTAAATAAGATGAGAGAAGGCTTTACGGAAGAAAATAAGTAAGTTCGTAAGAACAAATAATACTATGGAGGAAGATATTAATAAAGATAAGGATATATTGGAAGACACAGATTCTATATCTGAATTCAACAGGCGTAAGAAGCTCTACCTTGATTGGTTAGAGGAACCAGAACAGAAGGAGAAACTGATAGGTAGAGCCCAGTATAACGAGGTAGCATCAAAGAATCCTCTATCCCAAGTCTATCTATACAAGGTTTGTAAAGGAGAGGAGAACGCAGCAGAAGGAGCTATCTTCTTTATAGAGAACTTCTGTTGGACCTATGACCCACGTAGTCGTGATAAGAACTTACCTATTGTTCTATTTGATTATCAGAAGGATGCTATTAAATATATCATAGAACACATAGACGAAGGTATCAACTTCTTAATTGAGAAGTCTCGTGACATGGGAGTCTCATGGTTACTAGTCTATGTATTTGTATGGTACTGGATGTTTAGAGATGGTACTAACCTATTGATTGGTTCATACAAAGAGAAGCTGGTAGATGATGGGGTGAACCAAGATGCCTTGTTTGGTAAGATTGAATTCACTCTTAAGAACTTCCCTAAGTGGTTACTACCTAGAGGTTTTAGTTTCCATAAGCACAGAACTAATCTTAAGTTACAAAACCCTGAGAACAATAACATTATATCAGGTGACACCATGAACCCAAACTTCGGACGAGGTGCTCGTAAGACAGCAATCTTTTACGATGAGTTAGGATTCTGGGACACAGCTAAGGATGCTTGGGAGTCAGGCTCTCATACTACAGCATGTCAGATAGGTAACTCAACTCCACATGGTAAGAACTACTATTGGAAGTTAAGGACATCTGGTATGGATGTACTGACACTACACTGGAAGTTACATCCTTTAAAGGACGAGACATGGTACGAATATGAGAAGGGTAGAAGTACCGACGAGGTAATCGCCCAAGAGATTGACCTTAACTATGAGAAGTCACTTGAAGGTAGAGTCTATCTTGAATGGGACCCAGAGGTTGGGTTCTTCGAATACAATGATAACTATCCTTTGTACGTTGGTTGTGACTGGGGTAAGGAGGATGGTACAGCTATCATCTGGTCTCAGCTCATAGACAACAGGTTAAGGATAGTAGATTCTTACTATAAGACAGGAGAAACAATAGACTTCTTTGTTCCGTTCCTTACAGGTATGGTTCCTTCTGATGAGTATAGATACACACCCAAAGAGATTAAGAAGATAGAAGAGCACAGACGTTGGAAGAGAGGAACAGTCTATGGAGACCCAGCAGGAAGGTTTACCTCAGCTGTAACCAACCAATCAGTCTTCTCTATCTTAAAAGATAATGGTATCTATGTTAACTGGGAAGAGAGGTGGAAGGAGTTCCCTACAAGAAAGACAGCTGTTAAGATGAGAGTACGGGCTGGCGTTGACCTGAACAAGAACGATGACACAGAGTACCTAGCCTTGTGTATAAGTCAAGCAGCATATCCAAAGGTTCGACGAATGGGTGAAGAGGAAGTTAAGTCAATGAAACCTAATCATGACTGGACCTCCCACCACCGTTCGGCATTGGAATATCTATGTCTAGGCCTAGAGAGTGTGAAAGGAAACAGAGTTAAGATATCAGATAAGTTTAATAAAAATGGCAAGTCATTTAACCCGTACATGCGAAGACGAAGGTAAGGAAAGTAGAACCCCTTCTAATGAAGGCTCCTATTGGTTCCAACGTCTAGCAAGAGAACTGAAGGAGAAGTCTAAAGACTTTAGGTTAGTTCGAATACGTTGTGGATTCTATAGAGTCTATTGGAGGGATGCTTATGTACATGAAGTTTACAAAGACATGCCTGAGAGAGGATACACTTGGTATACAGAATCTCCCTACCGAGAGTCACTCAGGCTAGTACAAGAGTGGGAACAAGATGGGGAGATTCAACGGAAGGTAAAGAACTTTGTAGAGGGATACCGTGAAGCATCTAAAGCAATTATGCTTCGCACTTATCAATTTAAAAACAACACAGAGCATTACAATCTTGCAAAAGATATGTATCGCCAAGTGGTTATAAAATAATGACACCAAATAAAAAAGAGCCTATAAAGCTATACGAGCTCTTATACAAAAATGGGGAAACCTTTAAGCCTTCTGAACAAGAGACTCTCGTGGTCACACAAACTTTTGATTTGTTCAGAGCTTCACAGGAGAGCAGAGACAGAGCCTTCTCCTACTTCGATGGGATGAATTTAATGTCATACATAGAAGATTCAACTGAAAGGTTTAATACTAATCTCTACCTTAGAGATGAGATGGAGGATTGGCAATCAGGATTCAACGACGGTTTCACAAGAAACAAAGTCTTGTCGATGGTTGGTAAATTGATTGAACAACTGCCTATAGCGTCAGCCTTACCGAGGGGTGAGGAGGATGTCCTAAGGGCTCAGATAATCACTGACCTGTATCAGTATACAGAAGAGATGGATGATTACGAAAACTTTATGTCGATGTTTGTACTAGAACTTTTGGTCAAGGGTACAGCCATCGGGTATGAAGATATAGAGTATACAAAGAAAAAGATTAGAGAGGTAAAAGGAATTGGAGATAAGATGACTGTCAAGGAAGACATCATTAAGACTACCAAGTTCTATTCTACCCTAGTTCCAATCGATGAATACTACCCAGCCAGTGTTGGTATAATGGGTGCTGACAACCAGCCATACTCATTCTGGAGAAGGAACCTAGACCTAGCTAAGTTCCAAGAGAGGTTCGGCCACTATAAAAAGGCTGAGCTAGTTCAAGGGAAGCAGTCAGTACAAACTTCTGGGGCTTATATTCCTTACTACATGGACTTTGTATCAGATGATGTAGCCGATGGGTCTGTAGAGTTAATCAGATTCTATGACTCATTGAACGACCAGTATGTAATGATGGCTAACGGTATCTGGATTAATCCTCTAGGACCTAACGAAGATGTGCAACCATTACCGTGGGCACACAAGGAACAACCGTTCTACTCAGCAATCAATGAACCATTCGGAGTATTCTTTTATGGTAAGTCACTTCCTAATAAGCTTAGTGCTATGCAGGATGTACTTAACGTATTACAGAACATGATGATGGACCAGTCATTCTTATCAATCTTCACCCCTATTATAACAGCAGGGTTTGATGATTTTGAAGATGACTTCATTCGACCAGGTAGACGAACAGCAATTGATACTGGTGGTCTTAGTCTGCAGAATGCTATCATGCCTCTGCAGTTCCCAACCCCAACAGGTTGGCATCAATATATTCTAGAGTATACACGAAGGATTATGGAAGAGTCATCTCTCGACAGAACCTCATCAGGTCAAGCTGGTACAGGTACAGAGAGAACTACAGCCTACGAAGTACAGACAGCAGCTGCAGGTGTTAATGCAATCCTAACGATGGTAGCACGTTATCTTAACGGTGCAATCAAACGAAAGGCTATGCTACGATTTAAGAACATCCTACAGTTCGGCTTCCAACCAGGTGCTACTATTGTTCCTGGAGTAATGGCAGACACTGACACTACTAAACCATTCGCAACATTCTCATTCGCTAACACACAACTGTCTGAGGGACAGAGGGGGACAAGAGTACTAGAACTATATCGTAATGAAGAAGTCCTGCCACCTACTGACGTAAGTAAAGCGAGGTCTATGATTTCCTCAACAGAACAAGGACGCAAGGTGGAGGTTACTGCAATCAGTCCTAAGTATATAAAAGACGTACAGTTCGATATCAAGATAGGACTTGACACAAGACGAGAGAACTCATCTATGGCTGAACAAGCTATGCTCTTGCAACAAATGCAAATGCTAGCACAGATTGGTGGAGAGATGGTTAACCTAGAAGAACCATTAACCAAGCTAGCCGCAGCTATGGGATTAGACCCAACTAAGATTATCAAACAACCAGAACAGCAACAAGCTGGACCTGAGGCTGGTATGGAAGGTCAAGGAGCCCAAGCAATGGGAGCCGCTAATCAACAAATAGCACAAGCGATGTAACTAAAATAAATCTACAGATATGAAAAAAATCAAGAGGGCGGTAGACAGTCTGCTGAATAAATATGGCTATTACAAAAGTGATATGCCTGCTGGTTCAGCATTAGCAGAGAAGGATATACTTGAACTGTTTAGAAGTTATGGAGATAACAAAGAGTTCCAGACATTACTCAGGGACCTTTGCGCAAGTGACGTAAGAACATACTTCCAAGCTTCAAGTGATGAAGACAGGAGACTAATCAGAGGTGCATACCAAAGGACGAATTACTTTATTTCCCTAATCAGAAAAGCAAATGACAAACGAAAATAACTTTGATTTACCAGAAGTAGAAGACTCTAAGCCTGCTGTGAAATTACATATAGCACCAGGAGACAGTGCCTGTACTAGCTGTGAAGGCTAGTGGGGGTTGACAAAAAAAATAGGCATGTTATAATATAGCAATATTCTTACATTCTCCCTTCGTAAGAGTATAAATATTGCGAAAGCAATTACCTTGTATTACTGGCAGGGTATGGTATATGTTGGGTTCCCTCTCCTAATGTATACCGTACCATGCTCGTAATTAATTTAAAATTATTTGCAGCAGGTTGTGAAAACAACAAACTCGCCATGCTGGACTCGACCAGCCGTGGGCATTGCCACGTCATCAAGTGTATTACAATTAAGGGGGCGAGAAGTCATTACAAACTATGACAGAAGAAGAAATTAAAGCATTACAGGACGCTAAGGTGGAAGCTGAAAGACGCGCTTCCGAAGCAGAGGCAGCAGCACAGACTGCGTTAGCCGAAGCGGATAAGGCAAAAGGAGATGTAAGTAAGGTCGTTGACGAGCTTAAAGAACTCCGCCTAAAGAAAGGCTCAGCTACTGATGATGCAAATATTAATAAAGATGAACCTGATGTTAATACTTTGATTGAACAAGCACTAGCACAAAAGGAAAAGGAACGAAATCAAACTGAGTTGGAAGAAGCAATAGCTGAATTCAAATCTAGCAAGACAGAGTTCCAGACCGATACTGCTGGTATTGTATTTGGTAAATTCAAGGAAGGCTTAAAGAAATTTAACTTCTCTGATGTAACCAATAAATCTCAAGCAAAGGCTAGACTAGAAGAAGTATATCGTTTTGTTAATAAGGAAACTGGTAGTCATGAAGATGACAACTATGATGGAAGTCCTAGAATGGATGGAAATATTCCTGTTAAACAAGAAGGTATATCAAAGGAAAATGAATCCGCAATGATAATGGCTAAGATGGATAAAGATAAGTTTACTTCTCTTAAGTCCAAATTTCCAGAAGCATTGTCTGGTTTAGGCATTGAGTAAAACTCAATGATGATATCGAGTAATCGATTTACCTCAGGTTCTTTAATTAAGAACTTAAATGATTCAAAAAATTGGAACACTTGGGCAGGCTGGAGGACCACTATTGGTGGACCGAATCCTGACTAACTCAATCACAGTCGCTATCGGCGACTCTGTCAAAACAGCAAGTGGCTTCGCAGCTCTTGGTACTACAGGCGCTCGTGTCCTCGGACATGTAGAATCCCTCGTTGGTACTGATGGGCTAACCCCTGTTAAGGATGGTACATACCTCAATAACATTGGTGAAGCTTACGCTGTTGCGTCAAACAACCAAACTGTAGGTAAGGTTAGTGCTCGTGTCGACATCGACCAAGCATCAATCTACTCAGCAGGGCTAGACGCCACAGTAGAAACTACTTCAGGCTCTAGCTTGGCAGGAAAGACTTTTGACCTAGCTAATGAAGAATCTCTAGACGAAAGCACTGTAGCAGAAACTACAGGACAATATTACTCGCATGGACTAGATAGCGCGAACACATCAAATGTGGTTATCAACATCTTAGAATCAGAAGTCTTCGGCTTCTAATTCACCTACTAACTTATTTTAAACTAACATGATTGAAACAAGAGCAAAGTGGGGCGAGCTAATTAAAGGTGTAGGTCTCCAAATCTTGGAGGCTGTAGACCAAGGAATGGAGTTGTATTCTCCAGGAATTTTTAGCCTACTCACAATGGAATCATCTGACACAGCTCAGAAGCATTTCACAGGGAAGGTATCTGAAAACACCATCACTCGAAAGGATGAAGGTGAAAGTACTAACGAACTTAATCGTTACAAAACTTACGTTACTACTGTAGACTACACAGCCTACGGTGCTAAGGTAGAAGTCACACGTGAAAACCTTATGGACCGTGACTTCAGTTCTCAACTTGATGAGGCTTCTGACCTCGGACGAGGTTACAACTTCTCAGTTGATGAAGCTGGTATCCAACTATTTAATGGTGGATTTGATACTCGTAAAGAAAGTATCAAAGGTTATCGTTACCAATACTACAATGACACTGTGCCGACATTCTCGACACAACACCCATCTGTAGTACCTTCAGTGTCAGCACAATCTAACGCATCTTCTACAAGTATTGCACTTTCAGAAGCTAACTTAGAAACTGCACGACTTGCACTTCGCAAGCAAATGACAGACGCTGGTGGACCGATGACTATGGGAGGTAGCGAGTCACTCGTTCTTCCTCTAGCACTAGAGAAGACTGGACGTGTTATCACTGAATCAGAGAAAGTGTCTAACAGTGGTAATAACGATATCAACACTTACAAAGGAGTTGTTAACATGACTACATCTGTAATGCTTGACGCATTCCAAGGTGGTTCTGATACAGCTTGGTATCTCGTTGTACCTGGAGCAACTAAATTCGTTCACGACGTTCGTGAGGGAATGTCTCCATGGACAGAAGTTGACGAAGATAAGAAAACTCTCACAGTGGGAGTTTACGGACGCTTCGCAAACTACACCAAAGACTGGAAACGGTCTTGGGGTTCAAAGGGAACTGGCGCAGCTTATAGTGCGTAGGTAGTTACCATAGAGGGTGGAGAAGAGATTCTCTTCCCTCATATGGCCGTTACTTTAATGCCATAATTATAATTATAATTCATTATGAACTTTATCAAAGTCAAGAATACAATAGACAAAGAAGTCGCTCTTCTTTGTAAAGGTAGTACCTATACTATTGGAGCAAAAGAAACCAAATCATTTCCTGAAGATGTAGCGAATCAATGGGTCACTATCTATCAGTTCATGGAACTCGATGGAAGTGCTACAGTAGCTAAGAAAGAGGTAGAGGTAACAGAGGAAGTAGAAGTAAAGGATGAAGAAAAAAAGGTTGTTGTAAAGAAACAAGTAAAGAAATAATAACATGTTAAACTACATTAACCAACCATCGATTACCCTATTTGATAGTACAGAACTTACTTCTACTTATGCTGGAAACGTCAAAGCATTAGAAAGTGCTGGATTTTCAAAGCTGTCATTAAGCATATCTTATGCAATGGGAGCGACAGAAACTTCTAATACTATGGAGTTACAGATTGAAGAATCACCAAACGGCACAGACTGGTATGCTTTAGTTATCGATAACACGTCAACTATATCAGAGATAACATCTCGTGCATGGCAGATGGGTGAAGGAAGTCTAAATGTCCTAATAGATATTGCTTATAGAAATGTAAGAGTATCATTAAAAGAAACAGGAGTAGCAACAAACGAAGGAACAGCTACGGTAGTAGCAACATTATCGGGCCTTTAATTTAATATATAATATGGCAACTAATTTTACAGACTCAGAAGGAAAAGTTTTAACAAACGACAGTGGAGATGCCATCTTGGCAACTGGCTCTACTGTACCAACAGACGAGACAGCAGGATACGCTATCGGATGTATGTTTATTCATACTGATGGCACTGGTGCTACATCTCACTATAAGAACGTAGGAACAGCTTCAAGCTCACAGTTCATTGAATTTGTTGGCGGTGAAGTTACACTCACACCTAGTAGTGCAGAAGGAGCAGGTATTAACCTAATTCCAGCAGGGGCAACTTCAGTACGTCTAGGGGCAAATGTTAACGGAGTTACAGACTTCGTCACGCTACCAGCTCTAGCTGATGTACCTAACGGACATGAAATTACTATTATCGCAGGTGCTGCTAACTGTGAAGTCCGCACACCAGCAGCAAGTAATCAAGAAATCAATTCAGAAGATTGCGACCTTACAAAAGAATATCTATTAACCGCAACTCAAATCCATAAATTCGTAAAGATTGACAATACTATCGGATGGATGGGACATGGTTATTCTGCAATCGGTGCAGTAGTAACAGCAGTTGTACCTGATTAAGTACATTAAAAATGAAAAACCCAACCATACTGAGAGATGAGTTGGGTATTTTTAAAGCAGATAAGTCTGCAGTTGTAGCGGAGCTTAGACTAGCAAGTGAACAACTCAAAGTCGCAAAGACTGAGTTGGATGTTCTTGCTAAAGAAAAAGCGGATGTGCGACTGGAAATAAAAGAAGACCTATTCCTAAGAGATAAGTTAAGAGAACAAGCTAATACCATTGAGGTAGAACTTGTTGAACTTACCCAAGGAGTGAAGAATATGAGGTCTTCTTTTGAAACACTTAGCGTTAAAAATACTCAAGAAACTAAACTACATCTTGGACGTATCAAAGACTTAGGGTCTAAAGAAGAGGCGGTGGTACAACGTATCTCTAATCTTCTTAAGGACTACAGCAAGAATCACACTACCTGTTCAGAAACTCTAAGAGCACAGGAGAAGGATATAAGAGATAATAAATCTTTAATTAAAGAGACTGAAACCAACTTAAAGTTTGTTACAAGCTCTTTGAATAAAGCTTCAGAAGACGAGAAGAAACTTACAAAAGAAAGACTAAAGAGAGAAGATAAGATAAGGGTCAGAGAGAGGGCGTCTGACATTAAAGAGGATATACAAAAGAGAAAAGAACAAGACCTTGAAACAATGGCTAAGGATATCTTAATTGTATATGGAAGATTAAAAGAATACTATTCTAAGATAGACCCAACAATGGACTTGGATAAGTTAATACTTAACGCAACATAATATGTTTCCTTTTAACATAACCAACCCAGGGATATACTTTGAGGGCCTACTTACATCACAGGAATCTGAGTTTGTAACAGGATTAACGAATCTATCTTACGCTACAGGTGACATCTTATACTATGATGGTGCTGACTTGGTTAATCTAGGCATTGGAACTGATGGGCAGGCTGTTGTTGTAGCATCTGGATTACCATCTTGGGGAACTCCTGGAGGAGTTGGAGACATGCTTGGCTCTAACAACCTCTCAGACGTAGCCAGTGCATCAACCTCACGGTCTAACCTAGGACTAGGCACAGCAGCAGTAGCAGCAACAGGTGACTTCGCAACCGCGGCACAGGGCTCACTAGCAGACTCAGCCCAACAGCCACCAAGTGAAGGAGCTTTTGTAAACGGTGACAAGACAAAGCTAGACACTTACAGTGAAGCTAATCAGACAGCTAACAACGCTAAAATCTCTTTTGACTCCACTGCTAGTACAAAGGTCGGACACA